CATTTGTAACCAATTCATATATCCAGCTTGAAATGCTGCAACTTGGACTGCTTGAAAGAATAATCCTACACTATAAGGTTCTGTAATTTGAAAAGTTATAGATGAAGAGTTAGTATTTCCTGTGGCTTTATTGAATCCTATGAGTCCACTTATTTTTATATTGTCTATAAAAGCATCATATCTACCAGACTCATTTGCTTTGCTTTTAAAGTTATTTAATTGTATAGCATCTGGATCTTTTATATCTCCTGTGCCACCACTTTTTACTATGATAGGTCCAAGAATATCTTTTCTATAAGTTTCATCAGGAAAGTTTATAGAATTACCATTAAGAACGCTTAAGGTAAAAATGCAATTATAACTATCAAAATCACCAAGTTCATTGGGGAATGGTTCACCGAGTTTTCTTTCAATATAGGCCAAATCCCTGCCAGATAATAATTCGCCATTTATATCTATATTTTTTTTATTGTCAATTTCAGTAACAACTTTACCAGGCACAGGTTTAGATGTGGCTCCTGAAGACCCCGACAGCCCTGGAACTTTATTTTGTAACTGACCCAATGCACCAGAAACATTCTTAACTAGCCCATTCCCAACTAGATTAATGTTTTCTAATTTTTTAGTGACAAAATTTTTGGCAGCATCAGTGGCACTGGCAATATTAGGCAAACTAAATCCCATATTAACCTCCTAAAACTTTAAATAAACTATTGGCTTTGGGTATGTAAAATTGAACTCCTGGAACAAAATCAAATATGGGATCCTGAATAACATCTAAATTACGCTGCATAAACACCCACCAAAGATTTGGTGTTTGATATAGGTCAAAGCTTAATAGATCTGGTCTATAGGCATATTGACTCTCCAATGTATAAAGATAATCATCAAGCTCAGCACTAACTGGTCTAATAGTTAATATGCCTAGATACTCTCTGGTTATTTCTGTATTATACCAAGGGCTATTTGAATTATATGCTGTTACATTCATTATAGGTAACTTTGTCCTTTATATCCGCCTTTGACAAATTCTTCTAAATTAAATAGACGTACTTGCGTTCTACTGTATACTGGCGTGACCACCACACTAAATTGGCTTTGTGTGGGCACATGTGATGGTGCAACTGCCAGTTCTTTAGTTACTGTTTTGCCGCCTTCACTAACACCTTTTGCCACTTTGGCTCCATTAGATAGAAAATTTAGTACTTGCCCGACAGTTGTGGCACCGACAGCACTGGCTACTCCAGATAATAATCTAGCATTTGCTCCGATTTTATCTGTTTTTGACCCGCCTCCAGATGATCCTTTTGCACCAGTATATTCTGGATTACCAGGACCTAATTTCATTATATCTACACTGATATAATCAACCTCTTTGGGCAATGTCACATTGAAACTTTTGACTACAACTGGTACATTTTTAAAAACATAATCGCCATATGCACTGAATTTTAATATGGGAGGCGGATTACCCACATAAGCATTGTCCCCAGCATACATTTTAGTAACACTTCTTAAAAAATGTACAGCAGAAATCCAATATTGAGCTTCACTCCAATCTTGCACATAGAAATCTCCATTTATGGTTATATCACTGACTTTGCTATTTTGATAGGCAATAAATTGATAATTTTGATGCGTTAGAGCCTGCTCCCCATAAGTGACGTTGTGACTAATAGTAATTGTAGGAGTATATGGGAATATCAACCCGCCGGCTTCCCTTATGGGATCCAATATTTGTCCTTTCCTAAAAACTTCATTTATTTTATCAATACCAGGAAGAGTCAGTTTAGCTCTCCAATCTGTACTGGTGTCAGTGACAAATGTAGCGTTAGCACTTGCAGAACCACCAGATTGGCCACCTTTTGGAAGATTGACGCTGCGAATTGCGCTAAGTACTTTACTAGGGTTGCCTGAAGATATTGCAGATCCCAGATTAGAAATGGCGTTAGCTCCGGCAGCTATATTACCAAATGCGCTTTTTGCACTACTGATTGGATCGAAAGACATAACCACTGCTCCTTGGCTAATATTTATTTGACTTTATAATATACGTATATTATAATATACCTATCATAGGACTAACTGATGACCGTAAACTATCTCAATAATCGTGATCTCTTAGAGGAAATTCACAGAAGTAAAAATTCCTATAGCGTATACGCTAGTCCAGAATATCATCAGTATGATATTATTCTTCCCAGCTTGGAGAAAATTAATATTAGAACCACAGCCGAAGCCAAACGCAATCGTGCCAAACGTATTGGTGACGAAAACTACTCAAGAAGAAAAGCCTCAGGCGAAAAAATCAAAATGGCCGACTGCGAAATTGATTATAAAAAAATTCCAAAGATTGATTTGGTGTTTAGGATTATGACTTATGAACATATTCCCGTAAATAAAACACGTAAGAAAAGTCAAAAAACTGAAGCTGACGGCAGAGACAAAGTAAACTTTCCTCCATTCCAACATTGGAAGTTTGACGAAAATGACGAACTAATTTGTGTGGGCAAAAGTCATTGGAAAGGCCCATTAGACAAAGGTCGATTCAGTAAAGATCACGGACAGATTTCAAATAACCTTGCCCGTATGTATATCAAACTGTGTGAACGCTATGCTACCCGAGGCAATGTCAGAGGATATACCTATAATGATGAAATGCGAGCACAGGCCATACTGCAATTAACTCAAATTGGCTTGCAATTTAATGAGTCAAAAAGTAATAATCCCTTTGCATACTTTACCGCCGCAGTGACCAACAGTTTTGTACGCATTATTAACATTGAAAAGAAAAATCAAAATATTCGAGACGATATTTTAGAAATGAATGACATGGCTCCCAGTTATACTAGAACCAGTAATGCTGAATATTCAGCAGGACTACGTAGACATGAACGTGAGGAAGAATGACAAATCTTTTTAAACGTGTGGCCCTATTCACAGACATACACTTTGGACTTAAAAGTAACAGCGCCACACATAATCAAGACTGTGAAGATTTTGTAGATTGGTACATTACCAAAGCAAAGAAACTAGACTGTGATGTTGGAATTTTTATGGGCGATTGGCATCATAATCGCAATAGCCTTAATATTACTACCATGGATTATAGTCTTAGGTCCTTGGAAAAACTAGGACAGGCATTTGATCAATTTTACTTTTTTCCTGGCAATCATGACTTATACTACAAAGACAAACGTGATATTCACAGCGTAGAATTTGGCAAGTATATTCCAGGAATTACCATAGTACACAAACCCATGACCGTGGGCAATGTGACCATGTGTCCTTGGCTAGTAGGTGATGAATGGAAAAGCATAGGCAAAAAGGGTGGCAAATATATCTTTGGTCACTTTGAATTACCTAGCTTTTTTATGAACGCTATGGTACAGATGCCAGATCACGGTGAGATTAAACTAGAACACTTTCAAAATTATGAACTTGGCTTTAGTGGACACTTCCACAAACGTCAACAACAAAAGAACATGATCTATATTGGCAATGCATTCCCACACAATTATGCAGATGCTTGGGATGATGATCGTGGTATGTGCGTACTAGAATGGGGAGGGCAGCCAGAATATTATAGTTGGCCCAATCAACCCACATTTAGAACTGTCAAACTTAGCGAACTGATTGACAACGGCGCCAAGATTATCAAACCCAAACAACATCTTAGAGTCACATTGGACATTGACATCAGCTATGAAGAAGCCAGTTTTATCAAAGAAACTTACTTAGCGGATTATGACATCAGAGAATTGACCTTGATTCCAGAAAAGCGTGAAGTAGAATTGACCAGCGACACTAATATTAAGGCATTTGAAAGTGTGGATCAGATTGTGATGAATCAATTAATCAGTGTAGAAAGCGACACTTACGACGTAAACCTTTTACTAGATATCTATAACAACTTATGATTCGTATCAAAGATTTAACTGTTAAGAATTTCATGAGCGTGGGTAATCAAACTCAGGCTGTGGATTTTTGTAAAGAACAACTGACATTGGTTCTAGGTGAAAATCTGGATCAAGGTGGCGATGACAGTGGTAGTCGAAATGGCACAGGCAAAACCACCATTGTCAATGCCTTAAGTTATGCCTTATTTGGTCAGGCTCTTACTAATATTAAGAAAGATAACCTAGTCAACAAGACCAATAATAAGAACATGTTGGTCACACTGAATTTTGAAAAGAACGGTGTAAGCTATAAAATAGAACGTGGTCGTAGACCTAATATTTTTAGATTTTTTATCAATGGAGAGGAGCAAGACACTGACAATGTTGACGAAAGTCAAGGTGATGTCAGAGAAACTCAACGTGATTTAGACACACTTCTAGGTATGAGTCACGACATGTTCAAACATATTGTGGCACTTAATACCTATACTGAACCATTTCTCAGTATGCGATCTGCTGATCAACGAATGATCATTGAACAATTACTTGGTGTTACTTTACTCAGTGAAAAAAGTGAAAGCTTAAAGGAACAAGTTAGACTAACCAAAGACGAAATTAATCAAGAGTCAGCTAACATTGAAGCTACTAAAAAGAGTAATGATCGTATTGAACAAAGCATTACAGGGCTAACGACCAAGCAACGAGCATGGTGTAAACAACAGAAAGATGATTGTGAAAAAGTTGCTGAAAAGATTTTAGAACTACAAAACATTGACATCGAACATGAACTGGCTCAACATGCTCTACTAAAAAGTTATGACGAGTTGTCGGCTAAGATTCGTAGTCTCAACAAGGAAAAAGCCACATTAGAAACTGCTGTTGGTCAGGCTGAAAAGTCCGTGAACAAGTACAAGAAAGAAGTGGAACAACTTGCTGACAAATCTTGCCCTTCTTGTCAACAACAGTTATTGGATCATAAACATGGTGAAATGACTGAGACTGCCTTGGAAAACTTCAATGAGGCTAAAGAATATTATAAAAAAACTTCAGCCAGTTTGAAAAAGATTCAAAAAGAAATCAAAGACATCGGTGATATAAACGGACGACCTGAAACATTTTACGACACCGTAGAACAGGCATTGAAACATCAAACAATTTGACCAGTTTGGAAGAAGCATTAGTCAAACGCAGTGATGAAGTAGACCCTTATCAAGAACAGATTGACGAATTACGCAATACAGCCATACAGGAAGTTAGTTGGGATCGTGTTAACCAACTAAACAAACTAAAAGAACATCAGGAATTTTTACTTAAATTATTGACCAGCAAGGACAGTTTTATTCGTAAGAAAATTATTGATCAAAACTTGGCCTATCTCAATAATAGATTGACCTACTACTTAGACAAGATGGGACTGCCACATGTGGTTAGGTTTCAAAATGATCTCACAGTGGAAATTACACAGTTGGGTCAAGACTTGGACTTTGACAACTTGTCACGTGGCGAACGTAATAGATTAATCTTAGGTCTAAGCTGGAGTTTCGGTGATGTGTGGGAAAGTTTATATGACAATATTAATTTATTGTTCATTGACGAACTTATTGACAACGGATTAGATGCTAGTGGAGTAGAGGGTGCGTTGGCTGTACTCAAAAAGATGGCACGTGAACGTAACAAAAATATCTACTTGATCAGTCATAAGGATGAATTGATTGGCCGTGTAAACAATGTGTTGAAGGTCATCAAAGAAAATGGCTATACTAGCTATGCCAATGATTTGGAGATAGTTGAATGATTCCAAGAGATGAAGAATTGCATGACAAATTAATGGAAGCTTTTAGAGAATATTTCAAAGCCAATCAAGCATGGTTGGCCAAAGGCACACGTAGAGCAGGCATGGACACTAGGCATTGGCTCAGTGAAATACGTCATTACGCCATCATGCGAAGGCAGGAAATTCAAGTATGGCGCAGAGCAATAGAAAAAGAAAAGGCACAAAAACAACTTCAAAAGGCACAGGAACAGGCAGAGAAAGACGCTATATAGTTGATGTCATGGTATTATCAAGATCAACTAGTCACAGAAATCTCAGGAGATTATATAGGCTTTGTCTACATCATAACAAATTTAACCACAGATAAAAAATACATAGGCAAAAAACTTGCCAAGTTCGCCAAAACCACCTATAAGGTTGTTAAGCTGAAAAACGGCACAAAGAAAAGAAAAAAGATTCGAGGCAAAATAGAAAGTGACTGGCAAGAATATTATGGCTCCAACGACGAACTCAACAAAGACGTATTAACATTAGGCAAAGAAAATTTTAGGCGCGACATACTTTACTTTTGTAAAACCAAAAGTGAATGTAGTTATATTGAGGCAAGAGAACAATTTTCAAGGCGTGTATTAGAAAGTAACGATTACTACAACGGGCATATTCAGGTCAGAGTTCACGGCAAACACATCATAGGCAAACAGTTAAACGGTTAAAGCTGGCGCAGGCTAATTTCATGCGATTCTAAACCTGGACATGCGTGT